AATAAATTATAAAAATATTATTTTTTATTTTACCAATCTTTAGTCCATACACCGCCTCCACTTTGTTTATTTTTTTTCATTATTTCTTTGAGTATATACCATAACAATCCGGCATTAATTAATGTCAATACAGAGCTTATTACATAATAAACTTTATCACCACCTGGAATAAGAAAAAATCCAAAAGCCAAAATTAATCCGATACTTGTCACAATTAATACATAAAATATATATTCGAATATTTTTGGAACTATACTCGCTTCACTATTATTTTTTGTATAAGATTTTAGAATTCTAGCAATTGCAACAGAAATTGGAAGCATGACAATACCTACGCTCAAACCTGGGTTAGCTACACATTCATTATCCATTGTTTATATTTTTATTAAAGATATTATCTATTAGTTTCCAGTCCTTCATCTAGTTTTTTCAAATTGATATAAATCAAAACAAATAATATTAAAGCATTAATTATCGTCATTATAGAACTTGTTGCATAATATATTCTATCACCTTGTGGAACATTTATAAATCCAAAATTAATAACCAAATAACAACTGATTATAAATCCAATAGCAGCTAATAATGTTATTATAAAACGAATTTTTCCGGCACCATATCTTAGAATTTGAAAAATAGAAAGAGAAATTGGAAGCATAATAATACCCGCACTTAAACCTGGATTAGTTGCACAATCAGTCATTATTATACTAATAACTAAGAAAATCCTTAAAATATTCATTAACTTTTTTAGTCCATAATTCGCGTCCAATTCCTTTTTCATTATCAAAATATACTGCCAAATTGTAGATATCCTTAAGCATTAAATCTCTTCTATTTTCACTAGTCATGTATTCGGCTTTTCCAAAATCGATTAAAGCAAATTGACCATCTCGACATAAAATATTATCAAAATGAACATCCCCATGTACTATTCCAGCTTTATGTAATTTTTTAAATAACTCAAGAATCTTATCAAGTATTTTTTCTTTTTCTTTAAGACTTAATTTATCGAAATTTTTCCAAATTTCCTGAAAAGTAATACACTTCTTCGCTCCGTAGCACCAATCTTTAACAACAATAAATCCTTGTCCATTACATTTCCAATACTTAATCATTTTAGGCATGATGCCGAGACCATTCACTTTTTCTAATATCTTTGCTTCTTTATCGAATTTACTTTCATTTCCGGAAATGTCTTGAACTCTAATTAAGCAAGATTCTCCTTTTTTATCACTGGCTCTAAAAATTCTGGCTTCACTTCCTTCATATTCCTCAAAACCAAATTCCATAATATCACATTTATCTTTAAAATCCTTAGTACAAATCATTTTATATAATATTAAAATATAATGCTGACACCAACACAATATAATTGGTTGATTGGATTTCTTGTAGTTGCTGTTTTAGCATTAATTGTAGGATTTATTGTGTATGGTGTATCTAACCCACCAGCAACACCGTCAACTGGTCCTCCAATCCCACCACCCGAAGATAATACAGCAAATATAGACCAAAAATTACAATCTCCCGCTTGGACTATTATGACTTGGCTACGTGTTAAACAACCAAATAGTACTGGAACGGCATTTTCTAAAGGTAATTCTCCTCAATTAGTATATGAAGGTGGTATACTAAAATATAAATGGACTACACCAACAGGTAAAAAGCTTGAAACAAAAGGCAATGCATTCACAATGGAAAAACCACTCACAGAATGGAAACAATTCGTATGGACGCAAAATCAAAATAAAATGAGATTTTATGAAGATGGAAAATTATTTTATGAAAATGATCCAGCTTCAAACACTCATGTAATTATCGCACCAGGAACTGGTGCATTCGGACAAAATAATACACTAGAGTTATCCAATCCTGGAGTATTTGCAACTGAAATGACTGCACAAGAAATTATGGACTCATATTTGAAAGAAAAACCAATGGAAACAATGACAGTAAAATTAACACGTTCTCGTCTTCGCCCAGGACAATCATTAGTACCAATCGGAAAACAATAAAAAATCAAACAAACACTGTCAAGATGTATTCATTATCCATGTATAAGATTCTGTACACTTCATTTTCCTGAATTCTCAGTACTAATCTAAATGGTGCATTAATGTGAAATCCAATTCCACACCAAATGCCTCCAGATGGATTAATACCGGAATATATCTCTTGTCCAGGTGTAGCGCCAATATTTATATTTTTGGGTTGAATTCCTTCAATTTCAGTATTGGGGCAAATTCCTCCGCTCGTCCAATGATGACATAAAATTATGTAATAAATTTGCGACACACCATAAAATTGAGAATCCGAAAAACCATCAATAGCAACAATCTTATTTTTCTCATGATGCGAATAACAAATAACATAACGAGAATCTAATTGATCTATATTAATAAGATTAGTAATCATGGTTGTACTGCCATCGTACAACTTAACACTAAGTGCAAATACTAAATTACTATAATTAGTACTCCAAATATTTAAAGGTAATCTAATATTAATTTTAATTGTTTTGGTCATATCCCATACCTTCAAAAAAATAAGCAATAATAAAATCAATTTTTTATCCATGTCGATACCATTTATAAAACATCCAAACACCTACAACAATGTATGTTATCACTCTAATATTGACAATAAACCATTTGTACCAAGAATTTAAATAATATCCCAAGTCCAAAGCCCATTGTATCCTAAACTGAATCAAAGCATGAGATAACATAAATCCAAAAACTGCACATAAAAATTTATAACGATTCATTTGAATTTAAAAAAAATAAATTTTCAATTTTTTTAAAATCACTGTTTGGTCAAATCTCTTTCTATCAACCATTTCATAGACTCCTGACCTTTTCCAAGTATTTTGGCCAATTTAATCGTCTTTTCAATTCGTTCTTGATCCATGTATGGATACAAATTTTAACAACCTCGAGGTTGTTATCATTAAATGCCATATGAAATACTGATTCGCGTTCTTCTTTAATAGCTTTTTCAATTAGTGGCTTAATATCTGTATTATCCACATATGCTACAATGAGAGATATTGTTGTTTTTATATATATGAATAGTATTTTTCAGTTTTTATTATGATTATTTCAATTTCCTAAGATGAATCGTTAAAATTTTTTTTAATTCTGTCTTTTTATATATATTCGCAAACAAAATCAATCCTTTAAGAATTTTTATATTATTGCAATATGGAAGCATTATTTTAAATAAATCAAATTGATTGCTATCTGCAGAATTATAACATGACATTACAAAAACCTGCTGAATTTCTTTTATATTAAAATTATAATTAAAATTATCCAATAACAATTTAACTTCTTTAAAATCTTTTTCAATATACGCGTCCCAAATTTGCTTCATTTCAACAAATGATTTAAATATATGAATAGTATTTTTCAATTTTTTAAAAGTCGTCAGATTCTTTTACTTGTATCATCTCAAGTTGAATTGTATATGGTTCACTCCACATATGATCATCATCTCTTTCTTCGGGAGGATGCTCCAATGCATACTCAACCTGGGATTTAACACAATTTTCTGAAATTCCCCATTCATCTGGAATTTCATTATTTACCGTTATATTATCATCTTCATCAATGTTAAATACAACTGTACTTTCACCAACAGTTACAATAACATTATTTTCATCTTTAACAACAATTTTCATATGTTCAGCCATTTTTATTTAAAATAAAAATAAATTTTCAATTTTTTTATCCCAAAATACCATCAACACTCAACAACAAAATTGAGTGCCAGATTATTGTATAAAAATCTTCAAATGTCCGATACACTCCAGAACCATCGCCATTGACACGCCATCCATCGCGAACATGAATCTGAAACTTCTTTTTCATGTTCATATATTCAATGTTAATTCCTTCGTGTTCCAAGGCGCTATTGCAAAAAGCGTCGTTCTCATTATCAATATCGCAACACCATTTACCAGTAATGGCATTACGATAAAAATGACATACAAATCCATGGATTCTACGTTCAATGTGAGAATCTGGATGGTTTTCCAAATCATCCTTAAACACAGAGAACTGAGCCTCATTCTTAACACGCTCAGGATCAGAAACGAATCCAGTGTTGAGATACTCCTCGAATGACATCTTCTCAGGAAAAGCTGATTTATTTTTATGATATCATATTTTCAATTTTTTCTAGTATGTCTCTGAATGAAGTGAAAATGTTGTTTCTATCTAGCCCGGCATTCACGAATTCATTACTTTTATTAGTCAAAGCATAAAATTCAATACCATCATTTGCTTTAGCACACAAATAATCTGTAATATGGTCTCCAATAAAAATGTATTTAATATTATCTCGAGACCCAATACAGTCAAAAATTTCATTAAATGCCTCTTTTGCTGGTTTTTTAATTTGGGGTTGAAATGCCTTAAATAATTTAGAATTATATCCTGATTCCTCTAAACGCCTATGTAATAAATTAATTCTATTGGTAAGAATTAATTGAGAATATCCTTTTTTATTTACTATTTCTGTAAATGCAACTCCGAAAGGCATTGCTGTATACATTATATCAGATGCAAGTTTTCTATATTCGATAAGAAATTCCTCAGATGTTTCGTAAAAATCTGCATTGTTGTTTTTAATATGTCTATGAACATTACTCATACTTGTTTCAAAAGCAGTTCCTGAATCAAGAATACGTTCTATTTCACTTAATGAATACTGAATTGACTGGCCGTACTTCATTAGTACTGCAGTGATACAATTAATAATAAATTTATTTGTATTAACTAACGTATTATCAAAATCATATACAATAACTTTTGGCTTTATACAAATCCTAAGTTTTGGACTGTTCAATGAATTCAGTGTTATTTTTTTAGCTAAACCTATATAACCTCCAGGATTATTTATCAAATCAGTTAATCTCCCTCTCAATGCTTCATCCTTTATGCATTTCACAGATTCGTGTATTTTTTCAATACCTTCTTTTGAAAGAGATACCATTCTACTTAGATCTTTAATTTTTAAGTACGAATCTGGAATATCATTAAGTCTGTACGCAGTCATAATTGCTTCTGTTATAACCTGAGGATTCTCATTTAGTTCTTTTTGTAATAGCTCCAAATTGGCTCCTGATATCCGGATTAATTGTTCTATCATGTACACGTGTGCAATTTGAAAGTACCCAATAACAGTAGAATAACTCCTTTCAAATGGATGATCATCAAGAGTTCTCTCATAGCTTGTTAACAATAAACCGGAAGTCATAGAATCACAAATTCCAATACCAAGCTTTAAACATCCTTGTGCATATTCAAGATGCCACGGATTAATTTTATGAGGCATCGTTGAACTGCCAGATTCTGTACTTACCGAATTCTGTACTAATAATCCATTTGAAATGTACAACCATAAATTGTTGGTGATGTCAAGTAAAACTGTTTCTAGTACACGCATCCTGTTAAAAAGATTAACAATTGATAAATGGTCATTCCTTTGATTACTAACACTCAAGTACACAAATCCGAAATACTCAACAAAATCTTTGGCAAAAGCAGAATAATCAAATTCAGGTACCACCGTTGTTGATGCATTATAATTACCTGTTGCCCCACTGCATTTTCCAGTCAAATGAATTTTATTAATTTCCTTTATTGCGCTTTGACATCGGTTATACATTTCAATAAACCTCTTACCAAGAGTCGTAGGT